AGGATAATAGTATAACTGACCGTTCTACATTATCTCTTGATCAAATTGCTAATATGGAAGCCTCTGTAAAAGAAGCTATTAGCCCCGCTGATCCCGCTTCGATCATAACCAATGCTGAAATGTTTAAAGTAGGTGATGCCTACGTTAAGCGTTCCACAGATGGCAAACTTAGGAATATATTTACTAATGAGATAGTTGAGACTACCTCTGAAATGACCCCTGTCCCTTTAAGTGAAGCAGAAAATATAATGACAGACTACACTAGGATCAGGGATGATCTACTACAGCCAATGACTGATGTACAGGATGCATCTTTGAGTACTATTAAGTCGGCTAAACGCCTATCTGGAATAGCTAACAAGAACCCAGAGGTTCTTACAACAATAGGTAATGTGGCTTCGTTCTTTGGGCGTCTATCTATTAACGCAGATACTTTAAATGCCTATGTTAATCAAGGTTTGTCACCTAATCAGGTTGTTGATCAGGTAATGAATGAACAGCTTCAGGGTACAGCCTCTGCACAAGCTCTCTTCGATGCTGAGATACTCAAGTTTGCTTACCTGTATGCCTCTTCTGTCTTAGGACAGTCGGATAGAGGTCTTTCAGATAAAGATTTTGAGGCGGCTCTAAAACAAGTACGTGCGACTGATGGTAAGATAGAAACCTTTGACACCCTCTTGAGAAAGCTTACTAACGACAATATTAACAAAATTCGCAATAGTATCGAAAATATCTTTGGCTCTGAAGAAACAGGAAGAGGTATGAACTTTGAGGTGGCTTCACTTGAGAATAGAACAAGACAGCCTATTGGTAATTTCCCAAGAAACATAGATGAGTTTGTTAAGTTCAACAGACTACAAGAGGAGATGGCTTGGCTAAACGGTACTCCTTCTACTGGACCTATCTTAGAGGGCGGCGGCAATGGCGGCGGTAACCAACTCACGCCTGAAGTATATGGGGATGGGGTTACTTTAGAGGGTCTCCCTGAAGACCTCCTTATAAATTTAAACAATATAGCGGCTATGCCATCAACTACTGATGAGGTAAAGAGACGTGTGATGAAAAATCAATTCAAAGGCCTTAGTGACGCTCAAATTGACTTAATATTTGGAGGCGAATAGTAATGGCGGTTTTAACTCAAGAAGAGTTGCTCCAGCTTCAACTAGAAGCAGAAGCTGATATAGAGGCTGAAAAGTTTGAAGAGTATTTGAAATCTGATGAAGCATATCAATATACTCTAAGCCGCATTCAGAATGACGAAAGCTTAAGCTCTGCACAGAAGCGACAACAGATAGAGGTCATAACTGCGGGTGCTACTGATAAGCTTAAGCAGAAGCAGTCTAACCCAGTAAAAGACTATGATTACTTCTACGGCGATCTTAAGAATGAGGCTGGGGAGCCTGTAACAGAGCCTGATGGTCCGGGACTTTTTAACTTTATTGGGGCTGGATATGGCGATGCGATGCAGTTTATTGGTGCATCTGATGACCCTAACGATGCACAGATAGAGCGACAGAAAATACGAGATCAACAGGCTGAGTTTGAAGCGGCGGCTGAAGCTGAGAAAGCTAAGTATCCTACTACAGAAATTCCTTCGTGGGCTTCTTCTAATGTAGTGGGTGACTTTGTTAAAAATTATGGTGAACAACCAGAGGCGGGTATACCTGTAGCTTTAGCTAATACGTTGATGGATGAAGAAAATCGACAAGAATCCGTTTATTACGAGGTAGATGAAAATAACGAAATTAAAATGACCCGTATACCTGAAGTTGATAGCAATATGCTTTCTAGGGCTATCGACAGTGGTGCTAGACGTATTGTTACTTCTATTGGTGGGTTAGTAGAACGTGATGACGATGGTAATCTTGAAGTAAATATCACTGAAGAAAGTGACTTAGAGAAACGTATACCAGAGTTAGAGTCCGGTGGCTTTGAAGGCTTCCTGACTGACATGATTGCGTTTGGTATACCAGCGGCTAAAGGGTATAAGACGTTTAAGACTGTTGCTGGGGCAGGGTCTAAGCTAAAACCTGCGGCTAGGGCTTACTTAGGCGGCTCTTTAGGTGCAGCATTTGCACAGGCTGTGGTTACAACAGATGGTGATAGCAGCCTCTTAGTTACTGGCGATAATATCAGGTCTTTAATGCCAAATATTGAAGAAGAAACCGCTAATGACGTAGCTATGGTGGTTGATAGTCTTGTAGTTGATGGCGTATTTGATGTTGCTCTAGCAGGTCTCATGAAGGGTGCAGGGTTTATGGGCCGGAGGGGTCAAGGGCTACGAGCAGCACTAGATAAAGAGTATCTTACTAGAACCATTAAAGAAGGTACTATTCTAAATACATTAACTTATCTAGACCCCAAGCTAAAAGACCTTGGTGCTAGAGACTTCTTAGATAATGTACGGCAACTAGCCACAGTCCTGAACAACAATGCAGAAATACATCTTAAGATCGGTGATGTAGAAGGTGCTATTCCGGCAGATACAGTAAATGCCTTAAGGAAGGGCGCTATAGCTTACGTCACAGTTACTAATCAAAAGCTTAAAGGTCAAATGGGCGATAAGTTTGATGACTTTGTGAATGAAGAGGCCACTGCCTTAGTACAGCGAATGATTGACATCCAACGGTCAGTACCTGAAAACGTACAGTCTAGGCAAGTACAGGCTGGAATGATGGATGGCGTTCAGAGTACAATTGCTAGGGCCGGAGATGATCTTGCACCTGAAGGGTTTACCACTAAGGACGCTGGTCAGGAACTGGTTGACTTACGTAGATCAGATATTGATACCGCCGATTTCAACACCCAGACTTTATCTGGTGAAGTTGACAACCTAGCAGCACAGACAGACGCAGCATTTGCAGAGAACCCTGTAATTAAACAGATGCTGGATGGTGTTGATCCTAAAGAGTTGCTAGACGAAACAACAGACTTAGCGGTTATATCTAAAGTATTTGGCGAAGATGGCGTTGAGGCATATAGACAGACTTGGAAAGAAGTTGAAGACGCTTATGCCGCAATACCTAACACTCCGCTAGATACAACGCAGTTAAAGATGCTGCGTGAGGAAATTAACAAAGTAATTACAGAGATTGATCCGCTTAGGACTGAAGGCAAGGATAATGCCAAAGTATCTAGCCTACTGTCTGAAATTCGTGCTGTATTTAAACCAAGAGAGATTGACATATCAGCACCTAATACTTCACAGTTTGATAGTCCAGAGGCAGCGGAAAGATACTTCTCTGATACAATGCCTCCAGAGGGCGGTACAACGAGGCTACAGACTGCGGATGAGGTTCTTGCAGACCTTGAAGGCACAATTGGCTTCCAAGACCTGTACAAGCTTAAACAGAAGCTTGAGCAAATGATCCAAGCAGAGCCTCAAGGGTCTGGCATAGCCACTAAGCTTATTGAACTGAAGAAGCACATTACTTCAGATAATGGTCAGCTTGGCTACATGAAAGACGTATCTGATAGCTCTGTAGCAGATGCAGCTATTGCGGCAGATAATACATTTAACGCGGCTATGGGTAGGTGGTTTGAAACACCCTTTATGGAGAAATACTCTTCATTTCTTAGGGAGCGTGTTAGTAGAGGCGACAACATACCTGTTGTTCAGGCCAAGCAACTTCCTGTAGGGCAGCGGAACCTAAACGCAGAGGCTCCTAATTTAGCCGATACAGTTATGGCAAATAAAACAGGCGACCTGTTTAAACAGCTAGAGCTTGCTATGGGTGCAGACGTTTCTAAGCCTATCATGGATTACTATATATCTCAGGCAACACTTAAAATGGCAAAGGCATTGCGAGATAATGATAGAGTAGGGTACGTAGCTGCACAGGATTCATTCAATACTATAGCACAACAGCTTAAGAATAATAACTCGCCGCTCTACGGCGATCTTCAACGGGCAATAAATGAAATAGACGCTGTTCAAGTAGAGCTTGGCTCTAAGACATTGGCTGCGGATAAGCTGCTTGAACAGGCAAAGAGGCAACAGGACGCTTTAGAAACTAGTATTCTAGATAAGTTCGTGGATACCTATAACAAAAACAAGTCTGTTGATCGTCCTGATATAGTCATTGGTGAATTAATCACTGGTAAAAACTCTGGCGGGGCTATGGAAGCCTTGCTTGAAGAAATAAACAGAATGCCTGTAGGTCCACAAAGAGACCTTGTTCTACAGTCTGCCAAGTCTTCTGCAATAAAGCAAATAAATGCCCGTATATTTGGCACAACCCCAATAGGTCTCGTTAAACCAGATGCTGCGGCGTACAACACTAAGGTAGCTCAACTAGAAAAGATTACCCGCGAAGAGCTTGATGGCACATTGTCAGGTCTGAGGATACTTTTCAAAGACGAACCTTTTATTGTAGAAGGCTTTGAACAAGCCTTGGGGGAGTTGGCTGGGGCTAACGTAGCATTAAATGTTAAATCTACTCCCGCTGGACCCGGTTCTCCTACTGTACCAAACCTTGGCATACGTGACGCTGTACAGGGTGCTATCCTGATTACAGGTGGCTATATGAACCCGACATCCGCAGCAATGCGCCGTGGGTCAGCCAACCTAGTGTCCGAAATGGAGAACGCTGCTAAAACCGTAGGTCAGGATACACTAGGGCTTATCATATCTAATCCTAGAGAATTTGCTAAAGTCGCCCAAATAGTTGCTCTACGCAGACCCGTAGGTGAGATTGAACGAGCCGTAAAGGAGCTTTTAACCTATTCTGCGTATGCAGCTAAGTATGATATCAGGGTACAGGATGAAGACGAACAAACATCTGGTGCATTTGGTAGTGCAGTATCCTCTGGTGTTGGAGCCTTAACTGAAATGATTAATGGGGTACTACAACTACAGAAATTGTTCTAGTACGATAAAAAGAAGCCCCCTGCTATTGCTAACAGAGGGCTTCAACCAACTAGCAAGGATACCAAACCTCACATGCATCTTATATATGAATAGCCCCCAAACCGTCAACTGGTGAGGGGGCTTTTTTTGTAATTAACGGAGATTTATGCAGATATATCTACAAGCTCACAGCTATCCCCAGAACACGCCATAGTCTGCATGGACACTGTAGTATCTTCCTTTTCGTAATTGGATAATTCAGTCCAATCAATCTTCTCAGGCATAACAGATAGGAGAGTTTCATAGTCAGCTTTAGAACAGTCTTGGTACGGTGCTTGTTGATAAGTATGATCATCAAACGGCAGAAAACTAACCCCACTCATTTCATCAAAGTTCTTATAGACATATGCGCCTACCTCAAACCACTCATCCTTCTTCACATTAATGGTGACCGAAGGTTTATGCTCACACCAATGCCGCTGATACATCAACCACATTTCCAACTGTTCCAGCGCAGTCGTGTCTGGGGTGCAGACCGCTCCTTCTGGAGACTTCACTGGAAAACTAAACACAGTAGTCTGTTCAGGCTTCTGCGATTCTGGCTCATTGGGAATGCCTTGGTCTATCATAAACTGTGTTAGTGGGTCTTTGTTATCACCACGAACAGTACGAATATAATAGGGGCTGTGACGAGCATGAATACCAGAGGCGGAATCAACAAGTTGTGAAACCGTGCCGGAAGGCTTAACGCAAGTGATAGCAGCAGACACAGGGATGCCAAGGCGTTCAGCCCACTCAGCATTAGTGTTAATAGCAACATCTTTTAAATGCCCCAGAGTTTTAGAAAGACCATTATTAGCATTAGTCATTAAGGGATTATCCATAATGCCTGTAAGACTGACACCAAGCAGACGCTCTTCGGCGGTATTCTTCTCCCACACCTTCCGTAGGTAAGGGAATTTAGTGTAGGTACTTTGCATAGTACCCAAGATAGTGGCTATACGAACCTTTCTCTCTAAGTCTTCCAGAGTATCTGTTGATCGTACTACTACCTCCGAAAGGTTGCAAAACTGGCTTGGTAATAAAATTATTTCCGAACAAGGGTTTGTACCAAATTCTGCATCTGCTTCACGGCGTCCATTCTTAGCTGCCTGTACCTTAGCAGCTTGCCTGTTGAAAATACCACGCTCACCGCTGCCACTTTCTACTAGGGCCATCCACTCACGCATGAATGACATACTGTCGGGCTTATCAGAATAGGCCACAGAGTTGTTAGCCATGCCACGATACCCATAACGGTATATGTTTAGATTAGGTTCATCATACCATTTACCACTTTTAGCGTGTCGCATACGGTCATCTGATAGATTACTTAATGAAATCATAGCACTACGGCGCACACCGCCTACAACAACAATTTCACCAATCTTACACATCAGGTCATGACATTCGATTGATGAAAGTTTACGACCTTGAGCTTCTTTAAAAGTAGAAACCGCAAAGTTAAATAAATCAACCAATGGTGCTGGTCCTGACGCTCTTCCCCCGAAGGTTTTCAATCGCGCACCCGCTGGTCTTACTTTTTCCACATTCCACTTAGGAATTTCACCAGCCCAAAGGAGAGCTAGCACTTGTCTGAAAGCCTTAGCCCAACCTTCCTTACTGTCCTTAACCATAACGATAGTGCCACTGTCGAAGAGTGTGGGGATTTCAGGAAGTTTATCGATGCACTGACGCTCTACACTGAAGCCAACCCCAGTACCGCAGAGCAAAATAAACATAGCCTCATCGAAGGCCTTCGGGTCATCTACGGCTAAATAACTACAGTTATACATGCAGGTATTGTCCCGCGCAGCCGCTGGACCCGCTGTCATTAGTGACCGCATACTAGGCATTACTTCTAGACCAAGAATAGCCTGTTCGATTTCCTTTATATAGGTACTATCGCCTGTAAGGGGCATAATAATATTCTTCATATAGCGAGATACGGTTTCACTCCATGTCTCTCTACGTCCTTCTTCTTCAATCCATCGTGCGTAACGGCTGGTAGCAATGAAGGTTTGATAGTCGGTTGGTAGGTAGTTATTGCTCATTCGAGGTCTCCACTAAGTTGGTTAGATCAGGTTGTTTGTAGTTTGGGCCTTTTATTACTTTGCCCGTTTCGTTTTTTAGGGGTTTACCGTCCAAGCCTAGCTTAGACATATTTGACCAATGGACACGGCGCAGGGCTTTGTCTAAATCCCACCCATAAGTGGCAGCATAGCCGTATACTACATATACTAAGTCAGCTAATTCCTTAAGCATATTGACGGGGTTTGTACTCTTACCGCTTTCGTCACAGCACTCGCCATATTCTTCGGCTATCAGGCTCCAGCGCAAGTTTTCCAAAGCAGTATCTTCTTGCCATACTTTATCTAAAGGCTGGTCCATTGCTGTGGCAAAATCCCGTACCATTTGTAAGGGTGTAGAGTGGGGGTGGTCCCAATCATTAGGCATATTATGTAGACCCATTTGTGGTACAGGTTCTTGCATATCTTTAAATGCTTCAATATCTTCTTGTGTGATCATTGGTCATTCTCCAGTTGTTTGATCAATCGGTCTAAATACCAGCGGCATTTCTTCAGGTCTTCAACGCCGTTTTTGTAGGGCCAGCGCCAAAGATATTTAAAGGCATTCTGCCAACAATATGCTTCATGGGCAGTGACGTTTGATACGCCATCTGCCATAGCTTTCATTGCTTCAATGCATTCAATAGAGCCTTCATTGTAGTGCGGGGGGTTGTTCACAAAATCCTCTGCACCAGAACCTAAGATGGTCTTTTCAAAATCTTCACCACCACGCATCAGTGTAGCTTACTTTTGAGGGATACTACGTTACTAGATTTAGCTTCTTTAATCTTATCCAAAAGCAGATCATCTGGCTCAAAGTCTACTACAGCTTCTTCGTACTCTTCCAAAAGGTCTTTTAGCTCACTTACCTTACGCAATAGCGCACCTTGGAAAGCTATACTTTCCGCCTCTGCATCAATTTTAAAGCCAATGCCGTTAAGCAGGTCCATGAAGAACTCTGCTTTGTCTTCTGCCATGCCATCATCAATGTCATGCTCCATTTCAATATCAATAACATCGTTATCCGAGTCTATAGATATATGAATATTCATAGTGCTAGGTTTACTGTTTGACATGAGTTACTTTCGTCTTGTTAATTTAAAGAAGTGGTCTGCGTCCATGACAGCCAACGGCTTTTGGCGATCACCTTTAATAATGGCTATAGGTTCCGCTCCCTTGGGGCAGTTCTCTTTAGCTTGATCCATGACTTTATATACTGCGAAGCTTTTGAAGGACTTACACTCAACAGAGTAAGGGAATAAGCGTCTGGCGGCGGGACTTAATTGTATATCCTCACCGCCAGCGCCCATAGAGGTACTACGGACATCATCGGGGAGGAGTGCTTTGGGGAAGAGAGCCAAAATCCGGTCTCTAACCCATTGCTGATGTCTGCGCCCCTTTGCCTTCGCACTTTGAGTGCTTATAGCCATTTAGGTAGTTCTATTATACTGTAGTCACCCCACCCAGTATCGTAAGTTTCTTGATCCTGTGCAGAAGCAATTGTAGCCAAGGTACGATGCATACGCTCTGTCGCATTTGCTAGTAAATCTTCTGAAACCACATGAACATGAGATACATAGGGTGCAGTTTTCTCCACAGCGATGAACTTAAACTCACTAACATCCAGACCTGCTAACTGACATACATACAGATAGAAGGCACTTTGAATATCGTAAGCATACCGGAAACACTCGTTAGCGAACCCAAGAGGAGAAGCGTCCTGAGTTGTTTTAACATCAAACACAGTCTTCTCGCTTTGGATCATTAAATCCGGCCTAGTCTTAAGTGTAAGCCCTGTTTTAGGACACTCTGCAAAGATACTTACTTCGTTTTCCCTATCAGGGTGACGTAAAAACTTCTTACAGTCAGCATTAGCTAGAGTGCTATTAGCTATCTTCTTAGCGGTATAATATTCTACCTCAGTAAGGAGAACTTCTTCCCCTTTTAAAGATGCTTCTTGTTCCGTAAACGCCTTAGAACGGCGTGTCTTTGGACCTTTGTGTACTAGGTTCTTGTCTTCCTCAAGAAGCAATGCATGTACAGCCGTACCCATAGTAAAAGCAGCGGTCTGTGTTCGCTTTTCACCTTTCCAGTGAGCTAATGATTTCTTATACACTGACTTAACAGCAGAGGATGATATACCACTTGTTGAGTGGTACACCATATTTGTCATGCCATTAATAATACCCATTATACGGCTTCGTCAAAAGACTGTTCTAGTTCCTCTAGGGTATTAGCCAGATCATCATCTAGCGCACTTTCAACATGTTGAAGATTAGACTTCTTCCATGCTGCTTCGATGCGTTCATTCTCTGAATCAATCAATTCAAGTACAGCACTCAAGCTGTCATGAATCTCCTGAGACATAGGAACTTTATCACCAAACTGAGGCTCAAAGCGCATGACATAGTACGTAGCACCTTTAGGGCTTTGTACTTTATCAGCCTTTAGTACACTGGCAAAATCCCATAGCTTTTTATCGCCCATGCGGTTTAGTACGTCATGATAGAACGGTCCATAGTTCTTACGCTTCAGCGACAGAACACAGGGTTGATTTTCTATAGTACGCTCCTCACCAGAAGCGGTCTTACCTGTATAAGACACTAGACCACGTACTACACGATAACGATCTATGCCATTATACTGTTTACGCTCTTCTTCAGTGAAATTACGAGACTGTTCATACGTGGGCATATTACAATTGTAACCGCCTAACATATCACGGCCTTCTTCTTTAGCCCAATCTAACAGAATAGACTTATTAATGAGACCTTCTTCACCCCAATGCTGGTACTGAATTTTATTACTCAGGGCATGAAAGGTAACGCCTTCCTTAGCATATACCCTATCATCAATAGGGGTATTCAGGAAGAAAGCACCAAGGGGGATTTGCACTCCGTTGGCATCCTCGCCGCGAGAATTTATCTTTAGGGTAGGGATACTTGGACCCTTAGTATTACCCGAAGTTGCACCTAATTTAGACGCCAGTTCATCTAGGCTTAGATTGCCTGAAGTGTTCACTAATTCATTCATAGATTCATCCTTGTTAAGAGTTATCATTGTACTACAGTTAGGTGGTATCAGTCAACACCAATTCATCCTGTTCTAACCAATTATTTCCCGCACTTATCTCAATGTCGAAAGGAACAATTGGTGTGTACCCAAAGCGTGTTTGCATCTCATCACCGATACCTAGCATAGCGTCTTTAAGTATCTGTTTTACTTCGGTTAATTCATCTTTATGGCAATCCACCACGATGCTATCGTGTACGGTCAGGATTAATTTACTACGCAG